CAAAATTCTTAACCATAAATTTCTTAGTTGTAATATCATATGCAATCATTTTAGAAGCAAACATACCCATCGTAGCTCTATCTAGATAATCAAATAGAGAAGGAATATCTATATCAACAATACGTTTGTATTCTTCTTCAATATTTCTTACTGATGTTCCGTCTGGACTAATATCTCTAATGTATTGGTCGTAGATAAACTCTTGTATTTGGTCTTGTTTAAACAGATATTCAGTAGATACAAAATTGAATCCTTTTCTATTCTCAAAGAATAGAAAACCTGAAGATCCATTTGCATTTTGAGCAGTTTCAGCAATATAGTTTAGATTTTTAACTGGACTCCAGTAATTGGCAATAAACTTATTACCATTTGGAGTATATTCGATTATAGTATCTTTTTTAGATTCAAGCCCGTGAAAAGTATCAGTAATAATATCCTTGGCCATGTCAGATATCTTACCTTCATACTTAGTACTAACTTTTTTATTTACATCAACCATAGCTTCTCTAGAAAAGAAGTGAACTTCATAAGCAGCTTGGCGATCACCAGTTTTTAATCGATTATTAATTTTATAGATATAAAACTGATCATCTATAACTTTACCTTTACCAGTAAAAGATGGAGTTTTAATTTTGATATTAACAAACTCTTCTCCTGTAAATGGGAAAAGATTTGCAAAGTCGAGAGATTCTTTAACTGCAAGAATGCCAGAGATAAATGGAGAAAACATATCTTCATATATCTCTAATGCTAAAACTTGATTGGTTACATCTTGACCATATCCATTTAATGATATGATTTCGATCTTTTCAATATTTACGTCCCCAGCGAAACGTATTCCTTCAGATGATACTGGCATTATATAATATCTTTAAAGTTTTTAAGAATTGTTTGTAGTAGACTTGGTGAGATAAGTTTAATTCTGCGTTTTGATTCATTTAGAGCAGTTTCATAATCATAATTTGATACTGAAGTAGCTCCTGAAACGCTTGAATCAACAATATATCCAGCAACATTTATATAATGATGGGTTGCGTAAACATTAGAACCATATTTGTTAGTAATATGTTTTTCTAATTCATATTGAGGTAACGGAAAATCATCCACATAGTTATATCTCTCATTACATAACATAACTACCCAATGGTATAATGGAGAACCATATACCTTTTCAGCAATGATCTCTGGAGTTTCTCCTTCTCTAATATCATATTCATCATAAAGAGTTATATTAGCTAGTACCTCTTTACGAACTCTAACATTTTGAGAGATATCTTTAACTATTTTATATTCTGTTTTGCCATTGATATCAAAATCATATAGCATTGTGGGAAATTTATCGAAATACATAGATTATAGTCCGTCCTGGATCTTCTCTTTGGTAAGAGTAGCAAGTTCCATAAATGATAATGATACATTGATTTGTGTTGGCATACCACCTTCAAAGGTAGTAAATTGTCCTTGTGGAGAATAATTAACTGTCATATCTGTAAGTACGCAAGATGTATGACGATTAATATTCATATTCTCAACACCATTATTATAGTAGAATATGTCAAATTCTGAAGGATAGATGTATAAGAATTGATTAGCATCTTTGAATTCTGGATGCATATGCAATTTAAACTGATAGATAATATTCAAAACATTTTGAGATTCATGAGCATCTCTTGGAAAGAATTCATAGTCAAACTGGAATTTACGGAAAGATACATTCTTAAATATCTGTTCTTTTCTTGGATTAGGAGCTAAACCTGTTAGCTTTTGAATACTACCACCTAAACCAGCAATATTACCTGCTTGCAAAGCTGTAGATCCTACAGCTGCACCAGCACTTTTTGCCATATCTCCAGCATTAACATTACTATAATTACCAGTTTCTACTGCTTTTAATAATGCAGCTCCGCCGCCTCCAGCTGCTAGAACTAATGCAGCCATATTCATATCATCCTCATCATATGAAATATTATATGATGTTGATAGATTATTTGGCACATGTAATGCTATAGCAGTTTTAATTCTTTTCTTTTGTCCAGTTAGTCTAGAACCAATCTCTGAAACTACATTTTGAGCACCAACTGAATTATATGTAGTGTCAAATGTTTTGTTAACAAACCCAGTACTTTTTTGAATACCTAAATTTGCTTGCTCGGCAACTGCTGGCATAGCATTAGATGACAAACCAACTAAACTTCCTTGATCTCTTGGAGGAATATCGGATACAGTTTGTTCTGTCCCATCTCTAATTAGTTTAGAATCAGTTGAAACATTAATATAGAATATAGCATAATTTCCACCATATTCATTTGCAGAACCCATCAAATCAGCTGGATATTGAAACTGATCTATACTATATTTTGAACTGTCAAAAGTTGAAGCCAAACCTCTAGGTTTATATAAAGGATCTGCAGTTTTTGGAGCAGCTGAGGCTTTACTTGGAGACCATCCGCCTGTTCCAGGACCGTTATCAGCCCATCCACCAGAATTCCAATTAGGACCTACATTTGAACTTGTACCAATAGCTCGCTCTCCAGGAACTCTGTTACCGGCAATCGATATTGGTGTAAAATCTGGGGCTTCTGCCATTTTATATTCCTAAAAACATTATATAGTATTTATAAATACCCGTAGATGTTTCATAAAAGAAAATACAAACCAATGTTTCCTGAGAAGTATGAGGGAGATCCAACTAATATCATTATGAGATCTAGTTGGGAGACTCGCTTTGCCACTTGGTGTGACCGTAATCCGGCAGTTATTAAATGGCTATCTGAAGAAACGGTCATTCCATATAGATGTCCTACTGATAATAGATTACATAGATATTTTGTTGATTTTAAAATTAAAGTTAGAACTAAAGATAATAGCACTAAAGTATATCTAGTTGAAGTTAAACCTGCAAAACAAACACAACCTCCGGTATACCCAGGTAAAAGAACTAAGTATTATATAACTGAATCTATAACTTTTGTAAAGAACCAGGCCAAATGGAAGGCAGCTGATCAGTATGCTAAAGACCGAGGATATGAATTCATCATCATAACTGAGAATGAATTAGGTCTGACCTAGCATATAAATAATAAATGGCTAATTTAATTGACGTTTTTGCACAAAATCAGTATGATTTAAAGCAAGCTTCGCTGAAATCTAAACAATGGTTTCAGCAACAAGCACGTCTATTAAATGTACATCAGTTGAAACCTAGACAGATGCTAAACTCAGATACAACTGAGAATTCAGCTTCTATAGTTCCAGGTAATCTTTATATGTTTATGTATGATCCAAAGACTAAGGCAGATTTGCCTTATTATGATATGTTTCCTTTGGTATTTCCATACAAAAAGACATCTGATGGATTTATAGGTTTAAATATGCATTACATTCCATATCAACCTAGAGTGATATTACTTCAAAGGTTAATGGAGTATTCAACTAATAAGTTGATGAATGATACTACAAAACTTAAGTACTCTTGGAGTCTTATTAATGGAGTATCAAAATTTAAATGGGCAGAACCTTGCATTAAGCAGTATTTAAAAGGTCATCTGCGTTCTACCTTAAGAAGAGTAGCTCCTCAAAATTGGGTAACAGCAATGTTATTACCAGTAGAACAATTTGTTGGAGCAAATAAAGCCAATGTTTGGCAGGATTCAGGATTCTAATGGCACGATTAAACGATTTTGTAGGATCAATAGCTAGAGAAGGACTAATGAGAACTAATAGGTTCTCAGTTATGTTTTCAATTCCTCAAGCCGTATCTAGAGGTTCTTATACTACAGATTTACGTAAAGTATTACTATATTGTGATACTATTAATATTCCAGGTCAGTCATTTGCCACAACAGAAGCTAAGACTTTTGGCGAAATACGAGAAATGCCTTATCAAAGATTATTTGAACCAATTACTATGACTTTCTTTGTTGATAATTCAATGAATGTTAAGTTACTATTTGATGCCTGGTTAGCAGCAATTATTGATCCAGGATCAAGAAGTGTTAATTATTATAAAGACTATATTTCAACAATCACGATATCATTACAAGATATAAATGAAAAGAGCCGTTATCAAATTATAGCGTATGAATGTTATCCAAAAAGTGTATCTTCTATTCAAATGGATTATGCATCTAAAGACGTGATGAAAGTTACAGTTACTATGGTATCTAAATATTGGGAATCTAATTCAATTATGCAAACATCACAAGATAGTTCAATTGATAAAATACCAAATAAGTATTTTACAAATTTTAATAGTTTTCAATTAGGAAGCTAATTAGTTTTAGGAGATAGCATGGCAAGTGTTAAAAGAGGTGTAAGCGATCGGGCTTACCATACATTACAAGAAGCAGATACAAATGGCGATGGTTATGTAAGTAGCGAAGAACTGTCATTATATATGGAGTTTAAACGCAAAGAACTCGAAGATGCTGATGCTCAGCGAGATGCTATGCGTAAAATGACATGGTTTGCTTTATGGGGTATGTTACTTTATCCAGTAACTATTGTTATTGCTTCATGGTTAGATGTAGATGATGCAGCTAAAATTATTGGGGATATTGCTCCTACATACTTTGTAGCTATCTCAGCTTTAGTTGCGGCTTTCTTTGGTGCTAATGCATACTCAGCTTCAAAGAAGTCTGAAATGGCAATGCCTCCTCCAATGCCCAGATCGTCATATTCTAGACCAGATCCAGTTTCAGAATATCCTACACCACCAAGTGCAGAAGATTATAGTGAACCAACAGTTGAGTCAGTACGACCAACTCCGAGAAGGAAGATAATGTAAATGAATCCAGATAATAGCTTGTCTAAGGTGTTCGGAGTCGAGCCTCTTAAACAAGGTGAAGTGATAACAGCTGGTGGAGATGTAATTCTACCAGAAACTAGAGATGTTAATGAAAATGTTGATCATGATTATGATACAGCAAGAAATAATTTACATAAACTATTAAATCAAGGTCAGGATGCGCTTTACCATGCTTTGGAAATAGCCAAACAGTCTGAACATCCTAGAGCTTTTGAGGTTGTAGGTAACTTAATGAAACAGTTGGCTGACACAAATGAACAGTTACTTAAATTAAGTGAAAAGAAACAGAAGTTAGATACACCTAAGCATACTGAGCAAGCAGTTTCAGGTAAGCAAGTGACGAACAACAACGCGATATTTGTGGGAAGTACAAGCGAGTTGAGTAATTTAATTAATAAGATGAATAAAGGAGAATAGCATGGCATTACCAATGAATAGTATGCCGACGTATACACTTATAGTTCCGTCGACAAATGAGTCTGTCAAGTATAGACCATTTTTAGTTAAAGAAGAAAAAGCTCTTTTAATAGCAAATCAATCAGAAGATCCAATTACTATGGTTGAAACTCTTAAAACTGTAGTTCAAGATTGTATTATCGATAAGATTGAAGTAAATCGTTTAGCTACATTTGATTTAGAGTATATTTTTACTCAAATCAGAGCAAAATCAGTTGGAGAGATTGTTGATCTAAATGCAAAATGCGATACATGTACTGATGAAAAAGCTGTTGCTAGTGTTAAAGTTGATTTAACTACATTGAAAGTAGAAAAGAATCCAGAACATAGTAAAAAAGTAGAATTATTTGGAGATGTTGGTATTGTACTAAATTATCCAAATATTGATTTAATTAAAAGATTAGACATAGTAGATTCTAGTGATGTAGATCAAATTTTTGATATAGTTACTAATTGCATTGATTACATCTATAATACAGATGAAGTCTTTTATGCTAAAGACCAATCTAAAGAGGAACTTACAACATTCCTTAATAATCTAACTAGCGAACAATTTATGAAAATACAAAACTTCTTTGCTACTATGCCAAGACTTAAACATGAGATTAAATACTCATGTCCAGTTTGTAATAAAGAACATTCTAAAATGTTAGAGGGTTTACAAAGTTTTTTTTAATTAATCTCTCTCATGATTCACTTATGAATTTTTATAAAGTGAATTTTGCAATGATGCAGTACCATGGATATGCGTTAGAAGATTTAGAAAATATGATGCCTTTTGAGAGAGAAATTTACGTTGCTATGTTAATTCAATATTTAGAAGAAGAAAAGAAACGAATAGATAATCAAAGGTAATAAATGGCAAAATCACCGTTAACAGGCGAAGATATAAAACAAGGACTAGATAAAGCTTTATCTTCTGGTACTATTACTGCTGCTCAGCACAAGAAGAGTCTTTCATCCTTACAGGGGGCTGGATTCTCCGGCGCTGATCAGGGCGAGCAATTAAAGAAACAAAATAAAACTCTTGAAAAAGGTTTAAATGCTAAAACTGGTGATGGACTTAACAGTAATGTTATTAAACTATTTAAAGAAGTAAAGAAAAATAATGAATTAACTAAGTCTCAAATGAAGACAATCATTGAGCAAAATAATAATAAACGTGAATTTAAAACAATAGGTCAACGAGTTCAAGGCAAGATTGAGAATGTTAAAGACTTTTTTACTCTTAGAGGCTTTCTAGATAAAACTGGTATTTCAAAACGAGGTTCTGGAGGCATGTTCTCTGAGTACTTAGATGCTAGAGAAGATCGTCAAAAGTATGCAAAAGCTAGAGAAGCTGCTGGTGATCCAACATCTAAATTATATGGAAAATCAGGTGCTAATGCTATATTCCAATCTCAACGTAAAGAACAACAAAATTTAACACGTGACGCAAATAAAAATCAACGTAAGATTGATGAATATAATA